CATTAAACACACGTGTGGTTAATCCAGAAGAATCTACTTCTCTAATTTGAATAAATTCTATAAGATCATAAGGTAATTGTATTTCTGTAATACTGCCCTGTAAACTATTAGCTGCTGTAGTTCCAGTCTGTAACAAAGACTTTTCATAAATAGCAACATTTTCTAATGGAGGAACTCTTAAAGTTCTGTATGCTTTATCTGCTGCATATTTAAGAGCATCTTTAATAATGTCATCACTTACTACTTCTTCATCTCGGTTAGACCAACTGCGAACTTTAGCAACAAGTTCCGTATATGTCATTGCCATGTTTGGCCTCCTAATTAAGTATTAACTACCAAATCAGAATATTCAGACATTAAAATTGTTTTTAGCTTTTTAAGATTATTAGGATCTTGCATAAAATTTGGATCATGCAAATCCAGATGATGCTCTTGCAAAATCTTAATTGCTACAATATCAGGAATAGTTGCTAACTTACGATAACCGTTTTTAGTACGACCATAATATTCTTCTTTATCTCTATCAAGTTTAGCAGCTTCTTTATATTGTGTAATGTCTTGCTTAGCTTCCCAATCTCCAGATTGAAGATCAAAACCAGCATGAATATCTTTTGTGGCTTCCACAGTTGAACTGCGAAATTTAAATTCATTTTCTTTTGCCATTGTGTCCTCTTACTTAATTAGGCAGGTTCTGTATAAGATACAAAACGTCCTGATTTTCCAATATAACCTAACTCAGCGCCTGTTGGTGCTGCTGTAGGATTACCATTAGTCGCTACGTTAGGTGTGTTAATATCTAAATGTGTTAGCTTATAGCCACCTGTAGTAACTGCTGCTGTGCGCCATACACATGTTTCTGCGGGGTAAGTATTCCCGTTAGCTGTTCTTATAACTAGCATTTACTGTACTCCTATAATTTATCGTGTGTTTTGAGCAGGACCACATCCAGCAACCCTACCACCTTTATTGTAGTATTTTGCTACATTGCCGCCCATTGCTTTGTACTCAATTTCTTTTCCGGTTTTGTTAGCATACTTTTTAGCAGCTTCCATACCATACTTGTTATACTTAAATTCTTTATCACCGACCTTTGGCATTAATCTCTCCCAGTAATAACAGCACCACCAGCTGAATAATATTTTGATATTTTACCACCCATTGCATATAATTGTCTGGGGTTTTTTTTATTTTTCTTAAAAGGATTACCTGTTGCTGGTTTAGCTTCTTTAGAATCTTTTTTTATTTGTCCAGACTCAGCCTTTTTTAAATCTTTACCTGACATTGAATAAGCCATGTTATCTCCTATATAAAAAGAAAGGGGAAGCCATAAAGACCTCCCCTAACAAATAGCCTAGTTAAGACCGTAGATAGCACCACAACCAAGTGGGTTGCGTACTTCCAAGGTGCACTCTTCAACCATCATTCCTTTGGTTGAGTCACCCTGCTGGCCTACATCTACTTCCTGCATAGGACGTAGGTAAGCTGTAGCGAACCACATTGGGTCATAGATCAACGCTGCAAAGTCAGCAACGTCAGGAATACCTGCGCCTGAGAATGCAGTACCGTTATCACCTTTCAGTGCAACAGAGTTTGACAGACCCATGATGTAGTTAGGAACTACCATAAGATCTCCAAAGTCTGACATGTATACATCAACTGACTGACGGAGTTTTCCACCAGCATCAATATTACGAACAACACCAGTATCTGAGACCATTAGATCTGAGAAATCACGGCGTAGTTTTGGTGACAACATAACTTTAGTTGCCTTACCACCTTGCTCATAGATCTTCTGCATAACAGCATCAATGTCTGTCAGTGCAAGAGTTCCACGTGCAGGAGCAGTAGTACCACCATTGATTGATCCACGTACAGTGTCTGTACCTTGTGCATCAGTACCAGCATTAGAGGAAGAAGCTGAAGGAGCTTCGAACTCACCTACATAGTTACATGTAGTTGCTGAGTTAATGAAAGACTGGTATCCACCAGCTGAACGTGAGTTAGCGTTTTGTACACCCACAGCGTTAGCTGTGTTGTATGAATGGATCATATCAAATTCCACATCACGGCGTAACTCAGTTCCACGCTTTTTAAGCTGGTATGCATATTCGTCTGCAACACCTGCTTGATCTACTGCGCGGCGTGTACCTGACACAGCGATAGTCTTACCGTTAATTTGAGTGTAGTTACCCAAACGAGTACGGAAAGGACCAGACACGGCAAACTTATTACCTGTTGCTGGAGTTGCACCAGTACCACCAGATCCTGTTGCATCAGGAGCAATCCAGTCAGTACCCTCACCAATACGTGAGTTGCCTGGAGCTTCTAGCTGATCTGTCTGCCACTCGTGGTAGATAGCGGTTGCTTTAGCTTTACCGATAGACGATGTAAAAGGAGTTTCATCACGAGTAATCATCGTGATAAAGTTTGCTAGATCTTCCCGTTGGGAAACATCTTTGCCAGTTCCACGGGCTGGTCCCTGAGGGCCACCAGTTCCGCGAACACCAAGATTATTAGCCATTTAATTATACCTCCAAGGTATTAAAGATTTAAAGATTGGTTGGCAAGACCTCTCAAAAACTCCATTTGATCTTCATTAGAAGAATCAGGACTCATTGCTCTAGCTCTAACTTCAGCTGCTTTATCTTGTTTTTTGCGAGTTGTAGTTTTAGCTTTCTTAAGCGGAGCCTTTTTAGCTGGAATAGCTTTCCTTTTAGCAGTACCTTTAGTAATACCTTGTTTTAGTCTACGATAGTCATCGACAAACTTTACAATTACAGGATCGGCAATTGAGTCTAATACTTCTGGAGAAATACCTTCTTCAATAGCAAATTCACGAATTGCTGAAGCAGTCTCTTCATTAAAGTCAGGAATCATATCAGGAATAGTTTTATTAAAATATTGGATTTGTTCATTCCATTCCTTTTCATTTTGTTCCTGTTCAGACTTTTGAAGAGTCTCTACTAGTTCTTCACGTTGATTACGTGCATTCCAGTATTTTTTCTGTGCTTGTTCTCGTTTATCTTTTAACTCGCCAACTTCATATGTATCACCATCTTTACGAGCTTTATCAATTTTAGCTTCGATATCATGGTACTCTTGAGAAAGAGCTTGTTCATTTGAGTACAGTATAGCAGCAGATGCCTTAGATAAATTTTGGATTTCTCCAATCTTTTCTTGGTATTCTTCTTCTAACTGTTTTCTTGCATCACCAAGTTCACGACCCTTTTTAGACAGATGTTGTTCAGTAGAGTAACCCTTAATAAGGTCACCAAAAGAAACTTCTGTATGTTCGCCATCTATTTTGACTACAACTTTAGCTTCTAGATCCAAGTCATCTGTAGCAAACACATCAGGTTCATCGGTAGCGGATTCTTCATCGGCATCTTCTTCATCTGTGTCTTCTTCAGCTTCTTCTTCAATCTCTTCTTCATCATCTTCATTATCGGATTCTTCTGATTCTTCTGGGTCTTCATCATCAGGATCTTCCGCGTCTAACTCAGGTACTTGCTCATCGGGTAGAGTATCTACGAAATCGGAGTTTCGTACAATGTCAGCCAGCAAAGCCTCTTCAGTTTGACTATTAACCTCTGCAGTAGGTTCATCCGGTTGGGTAGAGCTTACAGGTGCTTCGGTATTATTTTCCATTTGCTATCTCCTTTTTAGGACTAGCCTTTTCAGAATTTTTTATTTTAGAATAATGATTAACAAGCGAGTGCATATGTATAAGTTTTTCAGAATTTAGTTTTGCTTTACCTGCGCTACGCATAGAATCATATTCTAACGTATTAATCATTTCTTTATAATTATTTAAAAGAGCGTCAATATCAATCTCTCTCATTGTTGTCCTCCTGTAAGTGCGGAATATTTTTTCCGTACATCTCAAAGTTCATCATTTTCTCCTTAACACTTCCTAGTGCCATAGCAGAACTGTAGAGAAACTCACGAGATTTAGTCTCATGCGGTTCTGTTTTTAACCATTCTAAAAAGAAATCAATTAAAACTTCACCGTATACTTCATCAAAAAACTCATCCCGTTCCCTAGCAGCAAAATGTCCTTTAACATGAGCTTGCCTTGCTAGTTCTTCAGGATGAATTTTATGATTACCGTATGATTTCTCGTTTCCCAGCTTCTTCTCAGCTGTCTTACGATACTTATCCATTACTTACACACGATGGTGGATGTAAATACGCTCATCAGTTTGAGCAGCTGTACCGTGTGCTGTTTTAACATTTTCCATTACACAAGCACCGTGTCCACCAACATGTGTGTAATTAAGAAATTCTTTTGCTGGAACCTTAATACCTTTATCAGCTGCATTAATTGAGCCAGCGCATTTAAGATCAAGTGTAATTACAGAGTCTGTTTCATTTGTAAATACAACTGTTTTATTTCCTGAAGTGCTTGTTACTGCAGTTCCTGCCTGAGTTCCTCCTACTCCAAGTTTACTAATAGTCGAATGTGCCATTTATCTTATCTCCTGAGGTCCCTGTGGTCCCATCTGTGGTTGTGGCTGTTGTTGAGGTGGGCTTAGGATTTGCCTAGCTAACATAATAATCTGGTCATAACCAGGATGTTCTGGTAACTCTGCACCCTCTTTAGTTGCTCTAATTTGAAGATCTGCCCATTCTTGAAAGTGTTTATCAATTGATACTGCAAGTTGTTTCGCATTATCATCCATAGTGTTTTTAGTTTGAGCACCTGTATAAACAACGTTTGCTTCTGATAAAGCAGCTTCTGCCTCAACCTTACGTTGTTGCAATGCTTGTTCTGCTTGAGCTTTTTGTTGTTGGCTTTGAATAGCTTGTGCTGCTTTTTGTTTAAAGTCATCTGTATTGTAATCTTGTAAAAAGTCATTACTATCTATATCCATTGCTTCAATAAGCTTAGTAGCAAGGATAGCTGGGGCTTCTGGTTTTACAATCATACCTGCACCTTGTTGTGCTAATGCAGGAAGGATTTCTCCAGCAATACGAC